CCCCCCCGCCGGTCCCCATAGACAGGCGGAAGGCGCAACGGATAGGGGGGGTATCAGTAACGGCCCCTTGCTGCTGTTGCTTTTTCCGGGTGCTGCTTGTTATGGCAGCCCTCACACAGGCTTACTAAATTTTTATCTTCGTAAGCCAGCTCCGGGTACTCATCTGCGTGTTTGATATGATGCACAGTTGTAGCCTGTACCGCCTTTCCGTACCGCTTGCAGTGCTGGCACATATATCCGTCACGCCTTAATATCTGTTGGCGCTTCCTCCGCCACCTGGGAGAATTATAATCAAATACAATGTTCATTACCCGCCCTATCCCTCCCGGTGTCTACTATGCCGGGCTACCAATTATTGTTACCAAACCGTGGTTATCCGCTTAGTGCCTGTCTTGTTCCCGCACAGCAGGAGCGTCTGCGGCTGCTCATGGTCGCTCTCGCTGCTGGGAAGCAGCATCTTCCGGGCTGCGTAGCCTCCGTACTGCTGCCATGCAGTACAGCTAACCACTACCAGCTGCTTGGTACGGATAACATTGTTGTTACTGTCCACCACGATCTTTTTGGGCTTACTGATGGTGCCTTTGTGGGTATGGCCAACAATCAGAGCGTCAATGCCCTCTATGGTGTAGCCGAAGCGCTCATTGCGGTTGACCGTTGCACCGGTGTAAATGCCGCCGCCGGAGCCATGGGTAATAGCCATCGTATAGCTGGTGATAGGGATATCTCTTGTTACCCTGCGCCCAATCTCCAGCTTGAGGAATGCTATATCCTCGGCGTAGCAGTCCTCCATGTCCAGCTTGCACATGATATCGCCCATAATGTCTTGGTCGGTGTCCCTGGCTGTCCTCGCTTCGTGGTTACCGGATACCGCGCAGAGTATCTTATCCTTGATGGGCGTTAGCATTTCCACCATCATCTTTTTCTGCTCCCGCGGGCGGATATAATCCTCAAAGGGGCTTCCCACCGCGTTCCGGGTATTGTTGTTGATGAGATCGCCGCCAAGGATGAGATAAGCATCCTCCCGCTCTACCCGGCGGCAGAATGCTTGCCAGCCCTCTTTATCGTGTAGGATGCTGCCCAAATGCACATCAGATACCGGATACACCTTGATGGTGTCGCTCTGCGGGATTTTGCGGACTATTAAATCCAGAGGTATCGCCTCCTTTATGGCATAAAGAAAGAGAGCGCCTTTCGGTACTCTCTGACTGCTTTTGGTAAGGCAAACTATTGCGAACTTGCGGCCTGCCAGCGCGGCACCTTTTTTACGAAGGTCATGTATCTTCGGCCGATGGGATAACGGGGCATCGGCGACCCCGTAAGAAGGAGGTAAAACATGAAGGTGGAGCACCCGATAGGGCTTGAACCTATAACCCGCTGCTTACGAGGCAGCCGCTCTACCATTGAGCTACGGGAGCAGATCGCCGGGATTAGGGGCCCGGCTCCCCACCAGGAGGAATGTCAATGGAATTTTGTGTTTTACCACGATATTAGTATACACTATGTTAGGCGTTATTTTGTCCCGAATTTGTCCCAAGTTTTACAGCTCGGTCATACCGTATCGGCAAATGGTGTATCTCTTGATGGCCTCGTCCATCCTGCGGTACAGCTCCGACCTGCTGATGTGCAGCTCGTCACATAATCTATCGATTGCATTGTACTCACGCCGCATGACGGCCACCTCAAGTATCCTGCGCTGCTGGTCGGTCAATATCGACAAGCCACGGTCCATCTGCCGCACTTGCCACTTAACCAGCTCGTGATTGACGGTTAGGTTGTCCCTATTGCAGATGGCGTTTATGATGCGTTCCTCGGCAGTTGAGTTGCCGCCCTGTACAGGTGTGGCGTCCATTTTAGGCGACCTGATGCCCTCCATTCTGGCGGTCAGCGTATCGATTTCGTCCTGCAGGCTGTCGATGGCCATGAGCTTTTCGTAATACCTGGCAAGCTCCAACTTACAGGTCTTTTTGTAGTCTATCATGTGGTTCCTCCTTTCTCTTGCCGTAGGAGCAGAAATCGTTCTCGTGCATCTGCGCACAAAGTATATTCGGCTGCCCCGGCGTGCCATCTCTGTACTTGCAGTCCTTGCATCTGACCACCGGCACCGCATCAACAGATTCCTCCGCCAGCATCTTCATCCACTCACAGTCGGCAGGCTCACAGCCCATTCCCGGATACATTCTGTCGCAGATACTACAGATAATATCAACCGCAGTTTCATTTTTGATGTATGGCTTAATCATAGACAGTCTCCTTTTCGTCCATCTTTGCACTACAATCCTCACAATATTTTTTAGTAGGCTTATCCCAACTGCCATCGGTGGTGATGACAAAGCCACACGCAGAGCAGCACCACTCGTCTCCGCCAAGATGTACCCACCGCCCATGCACCACCGGCGTAACATCGGCAGCAGGAATATCTGCCAGCACTCGTTTTGCGTCTGCCATTGTGGCGTTTGGTTCGGTTACTTCCAAAGCTGTCAACTTGGCAATCGCCGTTCCCCTGTCAATGTATTCAGCCATTGTCAGCCTGCCTTCCTCGGGCCTATTCTTGGATAGAATAGGCCTGTTCTAATTGCGTGTTTCATATTCTCGCTCCTTGTACACCATTCAAGATTTGACGCAGAGTTATTTTGTTTGTTTCCGTCTTTGTGATTCACATCGGTTTCTTCTGGTAACGGGTCCCCAATAAAATGTTCTGCCACCAATCTATGCAAACGAAATACCGTCTTTTTGCAATGGACATTTAGCGTTACATAGCTATATCCTCTCGTATTCACCCACGGTTTTAAATTTTTGCACCGCACACTTCCGTTTACGGGGGCAATCCTACGAACATTCCCAAAACTGGACACCTGATACCACCCCTCAAACCCTTTAATATCTTTCCATACTTCGTTTTTCATCGAAAGCCCTCCTGTTCCATGCTTCGATTGCTTTTTCTTTGCTGGGCAGCCCAGATACTTTCATCTCCTTTGTGTGGAGGCCATCACCAGCCCTATATCTCCCGCAACCGGCAGTCCACCCAAAGTCTGCTCTATCGTAGGTATCGTACATATGGATAACGGCTGCAACTCCACCGCACTCAGGGCAGCGTTTCAATTCAGTCATCCTTCATCGCCTCCAATGCCTTCTCCGCCTCCTCGCGGGTCAGAAAAAAATCCTTCCCAATGCCCAAATCCCATCGCTTTGTCACAGACGACAGGAATGAGCAGTCCAGGTCAACCCAAATGCGGGGGGTGGTATATCCGTTTATGATGACGCGGCCAACGGTCTTTTCTATAACCTCTGCACCAAATATCGAATACACCGTATCACCGGGCTTGCACGGCAGCACTACCACGCGCTCGTCCTTGTCGGCCTCGGCCAGCTCCCGCAGGCGGCCATAACCTCCGCCTATGCTGTTAAGCGCCGCCATCATTGCGCGCCACTCGCCCTGCATGCTGATCACTTCTGCCGGCTCCAGCCCCACATCCTCATAGGCTGCAAGGCGCCAAAGCAACCTGTGTATCGTGGCGTTATCCGGCGTCAATGTGACGCCCACCAGTTCCTCCGGGAAATATACGCCGCCATTTTTGCCCCTTTTCGTCAGTCGTTCCATCGCTCCACCTCCCCTTTCAGTTCTTCATACAACTCGCTGAACCGCTTGTTCCACTTCCTTAGCCCGAAGAAACAGTACACGCCCAACACGATCCACAGCCCGCTGGCGATATTTTGCAACAAATTTTCCATCACTCTACCTCCTAACATCCAGTCCCAACGCCATAATCGGGATTATTGGTATTCTTTGCGATTTCGTCTGCGGTCAGCGTATAATTGCTTGCAGTATATGTAACAGGCCCTTCGCACCTGTTCTGACACGCCAAGCATTCGCAACGGTTACAATTGCTTGTTGTATTCTGACGGAATGGACAGAGATGATTGAAGCAGTCCATCATTCTACCTCCTGCATCCAAAACTCGTAACTACAATCTACGCACTTTTTCCTGGGGTCTTTACACATGCCGTCACCATAGCTTTCACACATTCTCTTTGCTTCCTTGATAAATTTCAGTGCGTCCATGTTACCTCCTTACTTTTGGAACAGTGCCAAAATGTCGTTGTACACTTGGATTACCACATCTTTTGCAGCGTCTACGGCATCGTATGTTACATTTTTAGCTATTGCCATCTTCATCGCCGTTTCCGAAGATGGCACGATCAAGAAAAGCACAATACCGATGATGCAAATAGTTGATCCTGTTTTCATTTTCCTTTTTGCAGATTTCTCTTCTTCCCTGCTGCACGCTTCATCAATAGACCATGCACCGAAACAAAGCAAAACAAGCCCGAGTACAAAGCCAAAGATAAGCGCTCCCCACTTCAAGGTGCTGGCACCATCAATCAGGTAAAATACCCACGGGTTAATTATAGGTTCCATCAGTTTATCCCTCCAAAATTCTCAAGATAATATTGCTTGCAGTCCTGCCAACCCTTGTAATAGGCTGCCTGCTCCCGGCGTTCCTGTTCCTCTGCGGTGATCTCCACCTGGGCAACTTCATCCAACTGGTTCCACCTTTCTGCCGAAATAGCCGATAGAACCATTATGCAGAAAGCAGCTAAGATTATCGTAACTGCCGCTGCCGTCCAGTTCCTCATAACGAATCCCTCCTAAATCCGAAGAATGTCTTTATTTGCGGCAGGGTCTCCAGCCTATGGCCATCTACCGTTATCAGCGCTGCGTAGCCCCGGCCTATCCAGCCATCGTGCCAAATCTCCCGGGCCTCGTAGTAGTCCACGCTCTCCCGGCGCTCTGTTGTTTTGCCGCAAACCCTTATCTCGATGTCGATTTTCCCATCCCGGCGCTTTATCCAATTCTTTGGACGCTTATACTTACCGGATGCCGCCGCATCCTTGTAGCATTGTTTGGAGCAGTACTTTTGTCCCGGCTGGCCGAAATAGTCCTTCCCGCAGTATTCGCATTTCTTTGGCTCAGCTTTTTTCACACTGCTTTTGCGGGCCCGGATGCTGTCCATGGCCTTTTGGCACTCCTTGCAATACAGCTGTCTGGTGTTGGTGCTGCCTATCGGCCCTCCGCATCTCTTGCAGGGCCGGTTGGGGTCTCTCTTGATTCCATAGCGAGACAAGATTGGGGCCACAGAGCCGTAATCAAGATCGAGAATTAAGGCAATCTCCCTGTTGGTCTTGCCCTCCCGCACCAGCTGCTCCAGGAACTCCGGGTCGTTTGAATTAGAACAGTCGATTTTGGCGTTAGGAGACGCTTTATCGTATGACATCATAACTCACCACCTTTTCCTGCTCGGCCATCTCTGCGCGCATTTTTATGGCTTTGGTGACAGCGTTCCAGCGCTTGATAAATTCCTCGGCACTTTGCCCCTCAAAAGTAGGCTTCTGCCGTTTTATTTCCTTCTGCCCCATTAGGGCACCTCCTCGATTGTTATTTCCGTCCTCGGATTTTGTCTGTCGTACTCTCCCCGAAGCCTTAACTCCACATGGTCAAAGCTATCATCGGCGATTACTCCACGGTGCACCAGCCCGTCCATCAGCATCTTGCCGTTGTAGTTGTCGGGGTCGTGCCTGTGCCTGGTTGGAAAGTAGTAGGTAATGGTCACCACCGCCTTGCCCATTGGTTTGCACTTGGGGCAGTATGCAACAAACAGCTGCAGCCAGCGCTGCTTTTCCGCTCGGTAGTCCCAGGCGTTCGCCCGCCCGGCGTACTTGTTCAGCGACGGGGGGATTTCGGGAATTGTGATTTTCATGCGTCCTCCTCAAATCCCGGCAGGACGGTTTGCCCTGGAAGTATGCCGTCCTCCATCCACCAGTGGAATACATCAACGCCTGTATCGCCCATTCTGGTAAAGCCTTTCATCATGCCCCGCCGCTTCCGTTCCTCGATCATTCTATCGAATGCTGCTATGTAGGCTTTTTTGTATGTCGGGTACCTCGCAAACTCAATGTATCTTTTCTTTCCTGCCATAGAGCACCCAATACATCCGACTCTATGCCAACCCTCCGCATAAAGCGGGCAAAGATTCACCTTTTCCGCTTTGCAGAAATCAAGAACATCTTCGGTTGTCCAGTCGATGATGGGATTTACCACCCGCTGGCCCGCCATTTGGCAGCTTTCAAATAACCGGCGATCCTCGTCATTGTCGTTGGAGAGGATAAGGCTCCTTTCCTTTCGGCGTGCTATAACCTCCAAGCTTCCCCTGTTTTTCTTCCGAGCAGCACTTTCTGACCACCGGACACCAGTGATTATAAAGCGATCTCTTCCACCACCCTCTTTCAGCTCCGAGCAGCAGTAGCGCATCGATCTGGTTGGTGGCATCAACTTACGGGGGATAAGATTCCACATGGTAACCCTTTTCCCATCAGGTTGCACATGGTAGTCAATGTCGCATTTGATACCGGAAAGTTCCAGCTCCCGAAATTTGTTGCGGACATGGTAAACAGTTTCAGGGGCGTCGGCAGTCGTATGGTTGTGGAGCACATCAAACGGGATTTTAGCAATCTGCGCCAGCTTCAGGATAGTATCGCTGTCCTTTCCACCGCTGTATGTAACAACAAGCGGTTTTTCGTATAACATCTGCGACATTTCTGCCGCTTCCTGTAATCGCCTTACGGCGATATCTACTTTGTCACTCATGCATTCTCCTCCATCATCCGCTCCGCCAGCGCTATGTCATAGCTGGGCAGCTGCTTTACCTGTGCTGCTCCCATCAGCTTCTGGCGTACCTCTGCGGGCATTGCCAGCAGCTTCCGTTCGCTTTCCGCCCTTGCCCGGTAGCTGCGCATAAAGTTGGACTGCACCACGCTCTGCACTGTTCCGGTGTCCATGCTGGCCCATTCCCGCAGCTGGGAGGGGTGTCCTACCAACCGTTGTAGGTTCTCCGGCAGGGCTGAAAACTCTTTCTCGCTGTTGTAGCCGCTGGTCCGCAGGGCCTTGGCAATCAGCGCCCATGCTTCCCCCTCGGAGAGTTCCGCCGGTCTGTTGATCTCACCAATAGCGGCTATGATAGCCCCAATGTGTGGAGGGAACCCCTTGCGGTCGCTGGCAATGTGGGACTTAACCGCCGCTGCCACAAGGTTAGCCGGGTAGTCTGCCAGCATCTCCGACCACAGGTTTACCACAGCTTCGGCATCCTGCCGTTTCATGTCCCGGTAATAGCCGGGGTATGCGGCCTTCAAAATAGACATGACGGCAAGGGTTTCAGAACGGGTCATGCTCCCCCTCCTCTCGCAGCATTTGCAGGAAAACATTGTCGGTTTCCCCCTGTGCCAGCTCGTCCTCCCACCTGCGCTGGTTCAGCCATGTCGCAGGATTTGGAATATACTGGCCGTTGTTCTCCGTCCATTGGCGGCTCCGCTTCTGTGCAGAGATGGCATCCATCATGCGGTCAAAGGTCTGCTTATCAGGCCTAATGCGCTCAAATGCTTTCTCCGCTGCTCCTTTGCCGACTTTCTTCGGGTATTGCATCCAGAATTCGGCGAACCGACCCCCTTGGGGGGTTTGGGGGGTATTCGGATTCGGATTCGGATTTGGATTCGGATTGGATTCGGATTCTAGCAGACAATCCGCTGTCAATTGACAGCGAGTTGCTGTCAAATGACCGCCAACAGGCGAAAATGCTCCTTTTGGCGGTTCGGGGAATTTTCTGATCTTGTTTCTCACTCGTTGATGTTTCTCCCATGTCGGGAAGAACAGATAAGGCATGCCGCTCGTTTCGTCATTATATGGGCGAACCAGGTCGACAGAGGCCAGGTGAGAGATCGCATCCTCGATTGCCTTTTTGGTCACATTTTCCTTGGTCGGGAATAGGTCGTTTCGTAGTACGACTGGCCTGCCATCGCAGCAGCCGTAGTCGTCAGCAGTTACAATCAGCCGATAGAAAACGACCTCCTCAAACCATGTGAGCTGGTCTATTTGCGGACTGCGCTTGATCGACTCCTTAATAAGTCGATTAGGCATCCAATCCCTCCTCTACGGGGATTAAGTAGGAATTCAGCCTGCTATGGTCCTGCACGATGGATAAGACCGTTTTTATCTCTTCCATCGAAAGGTCATGGAGCATGACCCCATCCGTTACCGGGTCTGTAATCTCTCCGAGCTGTAGTGCTGTAATAAACATGTCCAGTTTCATTTCGTCCTCCTTGTTTTGCGTGAAATCCTACCATCGACTAGAAAGGTAAGTCGCCATCGTCCTCGATTTGTTCAAACCCGCCGTTTTTGCTCTCTGCTGGCTTTTCGGATGCGCTGGTGGTGTTCTTGCTGCCGCCAAACAGAACCTCCTCTGCGATGATTTCTGCGGCCGTTCGCTTGTTACCGTCCTTGTCCTCATAGCTGCGGACTTCGATGCGCCCTACAATGGTGATAAGGTCTCCCTTGCCGAACCACCGGTTTACGAATTCGGCAGTCTTGTTCCATGTTACGATGGGGATGAAGTCTGTTTTCTCGCGGTCACGGTTGCGGTCTACGGCGATGGTAAAGCCGCATACGCTCTTGCCGCTGTTGGTCTGCTTCAGTTCGGGGGCTTTCGTCAGCCGCCCATTAAGGATTGCTTTATTTAACATATGTAACCTCCTGTTATCCCCATTGGTCTGCCATAGCGGCAGCGATGCCGGGGAAAGTCTTACTTCTTGCTTTTGCGGTTCTTGGGTCGTTCCACGGGATGATCTTCCCGTTTTCATCCACAACATAAGTTGCGGACGCTCCTACAGAATGGCCATTCCGGTCAATTTCGCCGGGGTCTACCACATTGGTTGGTTGTAGCTTGGGAAGCCCTTTCAGCCATAGACAGGTTGTTCTTCTGGCATGATGCCCATACTCATACGGCTGTATGATCTGATCCGGTTTCCGCCATGCTGTTGACATATGGCCAACCGGGTTCTCTATGGCTATCTTTGGGATATCCGAAAGAGCAAACTCCATGAATAAATTTACTGCCTCATTGCGATTGGCCAATCTGTTGAGTGCCGCGTCTCCGTACCGTTCCACATTAAACCAGCGGTTTCCAGAGACGGTAAGATAGGTGCAGGGAGGATGCGCTATCAGCAAATCCCACTTGCCGATCTCGTGCCGGGTGCCATCCATGGTGGTAATGGTGCCGCCGGTAAGGACCGCTAAAGCGTCCCCCAGTATGTGCCATTCTAGGTGACCGCCAGACGGCTCCTGTATATCGCAGGAGTACGCTTCGTGCCCCTTTGCCCGGAAAGCCTTGCAAACCTCCTGGCTTTCCTCACAGGCCACTAATACCTTCATCTGTTTCCTCCAAATAGTTCGTGTAAAATTCCTCCCGGAACATCGGGATCGTGAAATCGTAGTTGTCGATACAGGCTTGCTCGCCGAGGCGGTGCAGCCAATTCATCACCTCTGCACAGCCGTGTGCGTGTGTTAGGTGGCACGGCGTGTGGCACAGGGACACCCACAGCCCCATGCGCTTGCTTTTGCTCCGCATTGCGTTGCCGAAAATCTCGTGACGGTCGAGCTTTACGCCGGAGCGCTGGCAGAGGAAGCACTTGGAGGTGTCAGCCTGTACGATGCTTGGAGCGTAACCGTTTCGGTCAAGCTCTGCGCCCCATTCGTTTTTCATTTGCCCCATTCCTCCTTTAGCAGTGCCAGCTCTGCCGGGGTTGCGGTTTCTATTCCCTGCTCCTTGCAGTCCTCTACGATGAGGTCGATGAGCCGAGCCATCTGCGCTGTGTCATATGTGCTTGAGCCGTAGTACAGGATTACATTCGTACAGCCGGGGAGCTTGCTCGGAAACGCATCCGTCAGCCAGCCGAGGCCATGCAGTCCCCACGCCTCCTGCAGCTCGCCCGCTGCATCCGACTTTAGGCACACGATGCTATTCACGCCCATCTCCCGCACATAGTGTCGGTAGATTTCGTCTCTCGGCCTTCCGAGCGCTTCGGACAAAGCGCCGATAAGCACCCAGCAGTACGCATTGGCATCGAGTGACCGACTGTTCTTCACCTCGGCCAGCTCTGCGGAGTATTTCTTGCCAAGCTCCATGCTATCGAGAAAAGCCTGTGCGGCTGCGGCATCCTTGGTGTACAAGATGATGCCGTAGCCGTTTCGGTCTTTCGTCCAGTCTGCGGTCTCAAACCGCAGCTTTGTTTTCATTCTTTTCGGCCTCCTTCTCCGCTGCAAAGGCTTTCTTCTGGCAGGCGGGGCAGAGCTTGCGTCCGAACCGTTGCTCGCTGTATGCGGCGATTTCCTTTACAGGCCAGTTCTCACCGTTCCGCTTCTTGATGCTGACGATCTGCTTCTTGCAGTCAGTGCAGAATTCAACAGGGTCGGGCACTCGCTCTGCATCCTCCGGCAAATCCTCCCCTGCGTAGATGTACAGGCCAAGGCCGTGTCTGGCACAGGCTTTGGTCAGCGAGCGCTGGATGGCCTTGTTGACATCGAAGGATGTTACCTTGCTCTGCGGGATGGACTGGTTCTTGTAGTCCATAACAGGCAGGTACTCGATATGCTCGATGCCATTGACGGTCACGCCAGTCTTTACCCAGCAGCTCTGTCCATCGGTGTGATAAAACCATCCTGCCTCGTTCTCGTAGATGGTGTAGGTCGCATCAGGGTAACGCTTCTTCACCTCACCCCACGCAAACGCCCACGCAAGGTACGAAAGGCCGTTCTTCTTCTCGATCTTGTCCGAACAGTCGATGCTGTTCAATTCTCGAAAGTAGTTCTCCACAGCTCCTCCTTAATATCTGTCTGGTTCTTCATCAAAGTACCTGTCAGCATCCGCGTCGCTGGCGTCAAAACGCTTAACACAGTTTTCGCAGCCAATGACCATGCCGTCCTTAATGTAAATTGTCTCGTTGATCTCGCAGCCGCACTCCGGGCAGATGTGCGGCTTATCATCGTAGTTATCCACCCAGCTCGGGATGGGCCTATCCGGGATATCGTATGGGTTCATGCTTCCACGACCTCCCCATTTTCCAGTTTGTAAAATACCCCGGGTTTTATGGTCTCACCATCTACCTTTACAGCTCGCACCTCTTTAATGGGGAAAGTATCACCGTTCCAGCCACCCCTATCGGTTAGGACGAGCCAGCATCCAAGGGCGCCGGATGCCTTACTATCAACTCCGGTGACGATTGCAATAGACTCCTTTCCATCAACGGTGGCTGCGCTACGGTCGCCGGTGTTGGTGGCTGCGCTACGGTCGCCGGTGTTGGTGGCTACGCTACGGTAGCCGGTGTTGGTGGCTACGCTACAGTCGCCGGTGTTGGTGGCTGCGCTACAGTCGCCGGTGTTGGTGGCTGCGCTACGGTCGCCGGTGTTGGTGGCTGCGCTACGGTAGCCGGTGTTGGTGGCTGCGCTACGGTCGCCGGTGTTGGTGGCTGCGCTACGGTTGCCGGTGTTGGTGGCTGCGCTACGGTTGCCGGTCTGATTTTTGCTGCTCTCTGCTTTTTCTTTTATGTACTCAACCGCAGCTTTTACGATGCCTGCAATTCCGATCTCCGCCCGGAGCTTTATTTTCGTTCCGGCTCGCTTGCTATCGCCTTTTGCTTCTTCGTCCGTCACGCCATCTAGGTCAGCCACGAAAAACCGGCTATCGGCTGGAGCGTAATGGGCGAATACATCAAGCGGATATTCACAGCCGTGGAATCCTTTTTCGCAGAGCTTGGCTTCTGCTTCTTCATATTCCTTGCCGATTTCGAATTGGAAATCACGGCACTTCATGTCCTTATCTGTGCCTTTGTATACGATCACTTGACATCCCTCCCCTTATCGTGTATAGTTGTGGTGGTGGTTTGGTCTCCGTCTCTGACGGGGGCCTTTCTTTTTTTGTATTCCTCCTGCTGGCGGCGGATACAGCGCAGAACCCATGCTGTGAAGTTGCAGTAACCCATTTCGATAAGCTGCTGACGGAACTCCGCCATATTCACATAACCCAAAGGAATACGCACAGACAGCTTATAGTTTGCTTCCCGCTTCCTGCCGGGCTTTCCCGCTATCAGCGCTTCGGCTTCGGCAGTACGCCGGATGCCATAATACTCCGGCCGTTTGCACATACTGTCCAGCGGCTTGGTGTAACCGGGGAACTTCTCCCGGATAACTGCTATCCTCTCGTTCTGCTCCATAGCCTTACCTCACCAGCAGCAGGATAGCCGCTGCTGCGAAGATGGCTCCCATTCCGAGGACTACGGCCAAGGCTTCCTGCAGCCACTCCTTTTTACTCATCTTCCTGTACCTCCTTTTGCGGGAGCTCCGGTAGGAATGCCCACCACTGGACTTCGATAGCGGTCTCCACATTATCTTCGCTGACATTGAACATCTGATGCTTGGTGCTGAATGGCAAGGTAGCGTATCTTCCCGGATTTGTCTGGCACAGGTAATGCCCTTCCTTGCTGGGTACGATCTCATCCGAGTTAAACCACCGGATAAAGGTGTTGGTTGTTGCTTCCATGTTGTTCCTCCTTCTTTTCCACCCCGTTTGGCGGGAAAAACTTCTTGACATCTTTTATTGGAATAAATAATGCATCGCAGACCTTATAGACTTCCTCCAATGTCCACGGGGTCTTGCAAATCATTCTGTCGCTGATCTGCTGGCGGCTCATACCGGTGCGCTTCCCAAGGCTTGTCTGGTCGTGGCCAAGTTCCAGCATCAGCGCTCGCAGCCTGCGGTAGGTATCAACTTTCCTTGACATTGCTATCCCTCCCTTCATGTGGTAAACTATGGTTGAGGTGATATTATGAGCGAAAAACTTGATGTTTCGTATTCTTTGGCCGAAGAAGAAAAGAGAATATTTCGCAAATTCAAGCGAAGCAACAGCGCCAAATTGACAAAATCTGAATTTCAAACTATGCTCCGGTCAAAGCTGGTAGATGGCGGTTTCGGCGGCGAATACTACTGGTTTAGCAATGGCTCCTTTGATGAGGGAGTTGCTTGCCTATCGGAAAACGGTTTGCGCGTTAAAGCCGCCATGCGGGCCGAGAAGAAGTTAAGCGTCCGGTATTGGATTACAACAGGAGTTGCAATCGCCGGTTTCCTGCTTGCCGTCCTGTCTCTCCTCATGCAACATGGGATAATATCACTACTGCCGCTATGATGATGGAGAGAACGCCACACAAAACCGTGATGATCTGCGGTGGCCTGGTCTTAAATAGGTATGCTTTCCAGCTGGTATCGCCGTAGACCTCGATAAGGTATTTTTCAAATTCATCGTTTCTCATGTCATGCCAGTCTTTCATTGTCCTCCTCCTTTTCCTTAATAAGCTCGTCCAGCGCAGCCATGAATCGCTGTTCGGCTCCCTTTGGGCTGCGGCGGCCATTTAATATCGCACACACATACGCTTTCCCAACGCCGAGTTTTTCTCCGAGCTGAGCCATTGTAATCTTGTTATTGTGCATCTTGCCGACCACATCGCCAGTCCATTGTGCAGGCATCTAAACTTTCCCCCTTCTTTATATATTGTGTTGCAAAAGTTTACACAAAGTGTTATCATATCCTTGCGAGGGAAAATGAATCATGGCACATTAAGTGCCCGCTTTGTGTTGCGCTTGTTGCTTATGTTTTCATTATAGCGTAAACAAACGCAACAGTCAAGACGCAGATGTTCCTTTTGTTTACTTTCTGCTATTTGCACAAAAAGGGTGTGTTGCGTTTGTTCTATATCAACTATGTTGCTCTTTGTAATAAAATTGGGAAATCCCCATCTGCTGTAGCCGAAGAAATGGGGTTTATGCGTTCCGTGGTTACGCGGTGGAGCAAAGGGACAATTCCAAGGCAGGCAACATTGCAAAAGGTCGCTGACTACTTCGGCGTAAGCGTGGATTACCTTTTGGGAAAAGAAAAACAGCCCACCGAAGGTGAGCTGTCCGGTATTCGGAAAGACCTTATGGATTTCGCAGATACTTTGACAGATGAGAAAATTGAGAAATATCTTCGTCTAATGAAAACTTTAGAATCCGAAGATATTTAACAAGCTGCTCGTCAGACATCCGTTCCACCGCCTTTTTGAATTCCTCCTTTTTCTCCATTGGTGTTCCTCCTCTTTTGTCGATTATTGTCAAATAAAAATCCTTCCAAATTCAGCATGTATTTGGTACAATTCAATTGTAACAAATTGCATTGCCAATATGTACTGACAAATGTTGCGGTTTCGGCGCAAAAACTGTCATGTTTTTCGGACAAAAGTGTCCGGTAACAAAAAACAGGAGATGAGTTTGTGAATTCAGACGAAGAAAGGAATTGGGATAACTTTTTATTGGAGGTAGCCACAAAACGGCAGGAGCATGGAATGACCCACAAGGATTTGGCCGACAATGCCGGGACAGTTGAGAGGACGATCTCCCGGCTGCTTTCGGAGCCGACCAAGAATCCGAGCCTTTTTCTCGTTGCTTCCATCTGCCAAGCGCTGCACATATCTCTCGACAAGCATTTTGTGAAGGAAGTCTACAACAAAGCCGACAGCCAGAACAGCGAAGAAATGATCGGGATGTTGAAAGAGCAGGTGCGCCAGCGCCGGAAGCTGTCCAAAACGCTTTTCGCAGTCATTTTTGTCCTGCTGGCGATGATGATTTTATACCTCGTCCTAATCGATGCAAATAACCTTAACTACGGTTTGATTCGGGATTAAGAACAGATGTTCTTTCCAAATATAATCGTACACAGTAATGTGTACAATAATCAGTACTGGAGGAGAAGACTATGGAGGAAATGGAGAAAACAACACCAGAGATCAAGCCAAAGAAGAAAAAAACGATGGTAACAGCAATAATCCTAATTGTTATCATAATTGCAATCATCGGAGCGCTTGCCGGCGGAGAAAAGGATAAAGACAAACAGGACAATCAGCAAAATCAGCAGCAACAGCAAGAGGAGCAAAACACAGAAGTGGATATGTCCGTAGTCGCTTCGGCCATAAAAACTGTGCTTGATAAAAATGCGGAGGGCACAGGGATTGAGTACTCTTTAGAATACGATGACACCGGTCTTGTTATAGCAGCAAAAGCGTCAGGAGTAGCTGCAGAAGTGGCGCAAGCAAAAGCGGACGGATACGACGAGACATACGAGCCATGGGTAACAATGCGTGAAAGCATGGTTAAACTGTGCAATTCGATATCTGATGCTGTTGATACGCTTGGCGCAAAGGATAAATATGTAACAGTCACAGTAGTCAACGATGCCAATGAGGACAACACCCTCTTGACGGTTATGAACGGCGTGGTTGTATACGATGTAATGGCAGAAAAATAAAAAAACACCGCCCCCGGCAACGAGGGCGGTTGTCTATCAGGAGGAGAAAAATGAAAGAAAGGACAAATACGGCAAAGTGGCTTGAGAAGCAGAACCGCTGGCAGATCGCCGTCCAGAAAGATGGCGTAAGAAAAACATTTACAAGCAGTCGGCCGGGAAGGGAAGGGCAGAGGGAAGCGAACCGAAAAGCAGATGACTGGCTGGCATCAGGCATCTGCGGGACGAAGCTGCACTTATCGGAGCTGCACGAAAGTTATATGGAGCAGCTTAAAATTCGGACTTCGCAATCGAATTGGAGGCCGCAGGAAAGCCGCTGGAAAACATGGATTGACCCAAGGATAGGCCACCTAAAGGCAGATGCACTTTGCGATGGGATTTTGCAAAAGGTTATCGACTATGCATACAATAACGGGAAATTGTCGAAGAAGTATCTGCAAAGCATCCGTGCTGACATGGTTTCTTTCTGCAAATATCTGCGGAAAATGAAAGTAACCGGCTTTGCCCCGGAAGACATAACAATTCCAAAGGGAGCCCCCGTTGGCGTTCGCAACATTTTGCAGCCGGAGGACATTGTAACGCTTTTCTCCGTTGATACGACGATCTACAAGGGTAAATTGGTAAAAGACCCATATATAAATGCTTATCGCCTTGAGGTTTTGACCGGACTGCGGCCGGGGGAATTGCGCGGTATCATGCGAAACGATTTCAAACAGGGCAGATTGGAGGTAAGGCGGTCGATAAACGAGGATAACGAAATCACTACAGGCAAAAATGAAAATGCGATACGCAGCGTTTATTTGGGCGAAATCGCAGAGGCGATTGTAAAAGATCAAGCATCCAAGTCAAACGGCCTGTATCTATTCCAAATGCCGACAACGGAAACCTATCGGAAGTTTTTCCAAAGATATTGCAAAGCAAACGGAATTCCGAAAACGACACCATACGAGCTGCGACACACTTTCGTTTCTCTTGCACAGTCCCTCCCGGAGGGATGGGTAAAGCAATTGGTCGGCCACTCAAAAAGCATGGACACATTTGGGGTTTACGGCCACGCTGTATCGGGGATGGATCGGCAAATAACCAGCGCACTTGATGGCGTATTTACATCAATTCTTGGCAAGCAGGGAAAAAAGTGAGTTATTTTGTGAGTTTTTTTGCAAAAGAAAAAAGCCAGTAACCCGCATGGTTACTGGCTTTCTCGTTGGTGCGGAAGATGGGACTTGAACCCACACGCAAAATTATGTTATTGCCGTAAAGTGTAGGAATCAAGCGGTTTTTCCGACTTTCATTCCGCTGAAAAAAGCATGAAAAACTCACTTTCGGAACAAAAGTGAGTTGCAAAGTGAGTTATTTTGCCACCGTATCGTACTGTTCGATGGCGGCTAAAATTCTCCCACGCAGCGCCTGCGCGCTGGCGTGTTCGGTTCTGTACTTCTCTTTGATTTCTTCCAGCTCGGCGACCAGCTTATAATAATCGCTCGGCACCTGCGTATCGTCATTGAGATACTGCCGCACCAACGCCAAAAACGCGCTCCAGTGCGGTCTGATATAGACAGGGCAATCTTTCCTTGCGTACCAGTCATGGTGCTGGTAGACTGCGGTCTCGTCCAAGCCATGCCGTTTTAGAATAGCAGCGCAAAGTCTTGCACCGTTATCTTCGGCAATCCGATTGTACTCGGCATCAGTGCCGTCCATGATGATCTCGATGGCGATGGTAGTGCTGTTGCCGGGGCCGTAGTTTCCATCGGCAGCGTGCCAGCCGACCTCGCTTTCGTCAAGGTTCTGCCATGCTTCGTTCTCGTCCACATAGTAGTGGACACGGACAGACCCCATGTTGCAGTTCGGGTAGGTCGCGCGGGTGTACTGCTCCGACATTGTGGTACCGCTGGGGACTTTAATCCGACCAGTATTGTGAATAGTCACACCGTTAATGGCGGATAACGCCCGGTTTGCCTTGTACTGCGTACCTTTGCGGTATGTATAACCGGCCTCGGTATAGTCTCGGTTCCATACGGCGCTATCAGGAATAAGCTTTTCACAGATTTTTACGCCGTTATCATAGCGTACATTGTCGGGAGAGAGGAAAGCCATTAGGCTTCCCCCTTTCCTTCGGCATCCAAAATAGCCGCATCAGTGTGTTTGACCATGCCGGTGGTGGCTGCGTCATATGTACCATTAGCAGCCAAAGCGACAATAACAGCGTTCAGCAGGCACAGCACCACGCCCTGTACCGTCAGAGCAGAGCCGTTAAAGGCTTCGGCTCCGATGAGGATGGCCACAGAGATGATGTAAGCAAGCAGCTGGGTGTTGATGTTCTTGAGGGGGGTCTGCTTGAGGAACTGGGTAATGATTGTGACCATCATTACAGCGCCTGCGTAAGTACCAAGGGAAGTCCAAGTTACAAATTCGTTCATTTTATGTCCTCCTTAAAGGAATTTGAGTTCGCCACGAATACAGCGGTCGTGGACGCTCTTAATGTTGCGGATCGCTGCATCCGCTTTGGAATTGATGTAGACATCTTCGTGCTCCACACAGTACTCTGTGTAGTTGTCGATATCCTCCAGCACATTGTTGAAGGATTCTTCGCTGTGGTTCGCCCCACGGCGCAGCTCGTCCGAAAAGCGCAGGATGCGGATGCGGCACATATCTGCCCGGTAGCGTTCGTCAGAATCAATATGCTGTTGCAGCTTATTGTCCAAGGCTGCCATACCGGAGATAATCTGATCCTGCTTGTCCTGCTTGCGGTCAATACGATGCAGCAGCCAGCTAATGACGGTAGCCAATGCGCCGGAGCCGAGGAGGGCCAGTGCAATTTCCATGGGTTATGCCTCCTCAAAATACTGGCCTATAAGCTCATGCGGCAGGTAATACAGCACGATGGTGCCTGTTTCATTCAAACGCTTGCAGAGGTAGGTTTTGCTGTCCTCCGGGTCGAGGTAATACTTGCCGTACTCGTATTCCATACCCTTCGATGCCGGGATTGGGTCATCAATAGTGCCAGGAGAGCTGATATTAACGACCACCCACAGCGCAGGAACAACTTGGGGTTCCCAGTCCGCCTGTGAGGTATGGGCCTGCAAGCACTTGTATACCTTGCCACCGTGTCGTCTGCGGTCACCCACCGCATACTTGGTGCCAGTTTCCCATGGTAGGAACAGCATGGGGTTCTTTGCTGCATCAGCGTCAGCCATGGCACCAGTCACGCTGTCAATGCTCGTCCGAATCTCCTGCGCCTGCTCTAAGATGTCATTCCGCATTGGCTGCTTCCTCCTTTTCTTCGGTTTCTACGCCGAGGGTTTGAAGAGCTGCTTTCAGATGTTCCAGCTCTGCTTCCTGCTTTGCTTTTACTTCTTTGGCTTTTTCTGTGTAATAGCCCATTAGTTCACCCCCATAATGTTAAGAGCATTAAGTGTATCAAGGATATAACTTTCGCCAGAAAGTGTTTTCCACTGATTTGTAGTTGTATCGTAAATATAAGCATTTGTGAGTTGAGCGATGTTGTTTGAATCTCCGATGTAAGCATTTCGTAAGTAGGCTTCAAATTCGGATTTTTGACCTTTTACGACTGTGAATGGATTGTCAAAACCAAAGTCTGCTTGTAGAAATAAATGATTTTGTTGCAAAACAGTCGATTGTGTAAATGTTTCTACTGAAGAAACTTCAGAACCACCAAGAAGATAAAATTTATCACCAACAAATCCACAGCAAGCTGATACTCTACTTGCGTGCAATTCAGACTCAAGCACGTCAACGGCCAAGTTATCTAAATTTACACGAATTATCTTTTTTTGATACTGAGTAGAATCTATATTTCCAAAGATATATGCATAGCTACCGATTCTACAGCACCTATTTGCTTGGTTCACCATATAAGGTAGTACATTGTTATTCTGAGTATATTCTTGTGTATCGACATCAAATGTCTGTATAGACTTCCGTGGGTCAAATGAGACTCTTGTTGTGCCTCCAAATACATAAACTTTGCTTCCTACTGCAACACAAGCTGCATTATAGGTTCCTTGAGCTTGTACTGGCATATTTCCATGATAAGTAAATTTTTCTGTTGTTACATCGAAAACTGATACAGTAGCAGAGTTTGTACTTCCAATAAATGAGCCAACAAGAAATATTTTATTGCCACTAACACAGCCACTTGAAAAATAGTATACTTGCGAACCGGGAAAGGGATAAGAAACATTTCTTAGTGTAGTTTTTTCTCCTGTTTCCAAATCAAACTTATCTACATACTCGGAATCTGCTCCAACATTATGATTAAAAGTATATATGTATTTGCCAACAGTAAATGCGAGTACATAATATTGGTAAACCAGGTCTGAATAAAAAGTCGTTTTTTCTCCCGTTGTTACATCATATCTATATATATCATTTTGCTGGCTACCTGTATATGGACAAACAGAATAAATATAATTACCGTATGAACACATTTGCGGGTAGTCATTTCTAAGCTGAGAAAAACCAACTGTCCAATTCTTTGTCTCCGTGTATTCATTTCCATAATTCAAAACAGGACTGCATTTCACGAAGTCTGGCTTACTTACCAACGGAACCCATAGTTTGCTTGTATCTACGGGAGGGGTGGAACCAAAGTCAATGTTCAAATCAGCTCCACCACCACCCAATGTAATAGGATTTCCTAAAATACTCATATTCACCCTTTCCGGGGTGAGTATTTAGTTCACCCCTAATATATTTAGTGCGTTCTGCATATCCGCTACATAGCTTTCACCGGAGAGGGATTTCCATTTGAGGTCTTTGCTGTCGTAGAGATATGCGTTTGTTAATTGTGCTATATTGTTACTGTCCCCAAGATAGGCATTGATTACCTTAACCTTTAAGTCTGTATCTTTGGATTTAAGCGCCGTCCACAGTCCATCGTAGCCATAGTCTTCTTGCAAGAACAGGTGGTTGTTAGTAAGGGGAGTTTCAACGACAAATTTCGCTGTATATGGAACTTTTGCAACCATATAACTCCCACTTTTCGATGCATTATTAGGAGCGCATATTATATACTTTGCTTCGTTTATTTTATAAAATAATGCCCATATACTAACTTGCGGAAGAACAGTAGAAAGCTGCGTAAATTGATTTGTAGCTGTGTCAAATTTATAAATAGTATTTATTTGCGAATCGGGAATGTCATTATTAAAATCTGTTGAAGAGCCACCAAAACAATAAATGTATCTGCCATAAGATATGCAGGTCATCCCAGCAACATTAACAGGATATGTTGTTACAGATACACATGTATCATTTGAAATATCATAAGCATACACACCATTTTTAGGAGAATATTGTTGTGCTCCTCCCATTATGTATATCTTCGAACCAACAACACATGTCGTAAACATCTTTCCCGGTATTGGAATTTTTGCATTTGATATCAATGCAGAGTTCGTATTTAAGTCAACTATTTTAATTGAGTTGGTTGTGTTAGCGTAAGATATGCGTATTCCACCAAACAGGTACAATTTATTATTGGCGTATTCCATCGCCATATAGTTAATTTCTGAAGCGCCTAACGAAGAGTCGAAAGGCAGAGAACAAATTTTTTCTGCTGTTTTTGTAGTTAAATTGCTTTTAATTATAGAATTACTATAACCCGTTCCCGAAATTGATGTGGAATTTATCGCACAATAAACAATGTTCCCGTGTTGACAAAAAGAATAGCGGCCTGCGTTTGATGAAGACCCATCGTGACCTAAAACAGAATTCATTGTTACTTGGTCAACAACATTCGTTTCAATATTCAATCTTTTTAATGCTGTACCGGAATACCCCCAATACAAATAATTTTCATACTGAAATGAAGAAGACCAGCTGCCACGTGCGCTTGCAAATTCATTGCCAGTTCCAATCTCAGAATAATTACTTAAATACTCACTTCCAAATGCCAATTCTGGCTTACACTCAACAGCATCAGGCTTTTTCTCCAAAGGCACCCATAGTTTAGTTGTGTCTGTCGGAGGGGTAGAACCGTAATCAATGTTGAGTTTTACCCCCCCCCCCGTTGGAAATTATTGGATTCCCATAGATGATGCTCATGCGGTTACCTCCGTTATCGTTACCTGTACCGCCATATCCGCATTGGGCTTTTCGCCCATTGCTTTGGCGGTAAGGGTACCATTGTTGTTCTCAATCCAAAGGGCAGATGTGCCGCTGTCTATGATAACGCCAAGAGCGGTTGCGTCCATCTGGATATCCACCTTGCTATTGGCAGTAGTCCCAAGGCCGGTTACCGTCTGGCTGTAGGGACTTTCGGAGCCGAGCCAAGATGCCGCAGGAAGCGAAAGCTGCTTAATAACAACCGCCCGGTTTATCTTGTACTCCATCTTTCCGATGGCCTGCGTTACCGTGTCTGTTGCGGTTACATTCTGCCGGGAGGTTGCCTGCTTGTAGCCGGGGATTTTGATTTGGCTGCCGGTGTAATCGCCGGTTTGCGGTGTCACCGCTCCGGTGCGGCCGTTAAAACTCGCAACAGTACCGGGGCTGATGGTGTGCGCTACATACTGCAAATCGGAGATCATTGTGGGCTGGGCTGTGTAAGTGGCTATCGGCAGCTGGTACACAGTACCGCTTGCATTGATGTCCTCCTGCACCAGCGCCGGAAGCGGGTCTTGCGCCTGTGTCACAAAAGAAATCGGCGCTTCGGTGTTTGCCATGTCAATTTGGATAAGCAATCGACCGGGGACGGAGCCGCTGGTCGGAAGCGTCGCATTGATCGTTTGGGCTTCCACAACAAAGTTTCGGCCGAGGATTATACCACGGCCATCGGAAACATTTATGATGTTACCGCCCTGTGTAGTTACCTCAACGCCCGTAAAGATGCCGCTGTCGTTGATAATGTGGTTGTACAGATACGCATCATCCGTCGGTGTGACGATAGATGCGTTATACTGGAGCAGCGTTATCATGCGTTTGCCCTCCTTTCAAGGATCAAAATTTTGGTAAGGTCGGCACGGACAACGCCGAAGGTCATTTTTGTAACATCCTGCGACCTTGCATAGCCGGTAAGGATAGATTTGTAACTACTGTCGCCATCAATGACCAAAACCTCTGTGCCGATGGCCATCGAGGTATCAAGTACGCCACAGTCGTTTCGGGCAGTCAGCTCGATCATGTTGTCATACTTTTGCGGGCTTAACGCTTCGTAAGCCTTTTTGTATGCAGCAGATTCAAAATTGATATCCGTTTCCAAAAACTGCGCCGCAAAAAACACAGGTGTAATTCTGTCCGTGTTGTTTGTGTCGACCTTGCCGTTAGGATGCAGATAGTAGGTTATGCGCTGCGTCTCATCGGCCTTGTTGTAGATGGTTACCTTGTTCAGCTGGCCTGTACTGTCACCGATGATGATGTTTTTATCCACGATGGCCTGTAGATTTGTTTCGATTACCGCCGTTTCGCTAACCTTACCAACCTTAACGGAGATCGTCTTTTTCTGCGGGTCAAAGCTCATGTTGACAGCTACGCCGTAAGCCGTCAGAGATTTCGTGATGATTTCGTAAAAGCTGTGGATGTTGTCCTTTAGGTTGAGCGCCCCGGTCGTTTCGGAGGTCGTTTCCACCGTCATACCGGATATGTTTTGCAAAGCATCTCCAGAAGAAACAAAGTTATCTCGGATGATCGAAGCAATAAAAGGCTCAATCTTTGCAGAGGTCGTGCGATCGAAATATACCTCTGCGTCAAAAAGCGACATAAGAGGCTGCGCCGAAATCGTTACGCCCGTTTTATCTGTTTCCACATCGTCAACGATTCCCTGATAAGCTACATTTCCGTTTTGGTCTGTAACGCTTATAAAGTCGCCCTTTTTCGCATCCAGCTTTACGGCCCGGAGAGTAGTTTTTTCTAGGGTCAGGTAGTCAAACTGTATCTCCGGGCTTTCAATCGGCGCAAAACTTCGGAATGTGAAATCCCTTGCGAATACTTCGCACTTAAACAGAGTATGCAAGTTTCTCCACCTCCACATATGCTACGATATCCGATGTGCCGTCGTGCGAAAATGTCAAAGTGCTTTCTCCCGGCGGAGCATAGATAAATCTTCCGGTCGAAAAGTCGCTGGACTGGTACAGGTTTTGGATGTATGTCCCGTCGAGCGCATACTCTGCGATCTCCATTGTTGCAGGGTCAGCATCAACAACGAGTTTGTGCCCGTCAGGGATTGTTGCGGTTACTTTTCCGACCGCTACACGGGTACCGGCCTTGATAAGCGCCCAAGCCGGGTTGACGACCGGGCCGAAGATTTGCAGCTTGCAAGGAGATGCCAAATCCCCGTTTCTTATTTTTGCAGTTCCTGTTGCTGTTTCTGCGTAATAATAAGGATAAGTATAGCTATACCTTTTAATCCCTTGGTCTGGCGCTTGACTTTGTGTTACCTTAACAGCTTCGTGCCAAGTCCCGAAGCAGAGGAATGTAACCGGTACTGCCAAATAGCCGGATTTCAGCTCCGACTTATCCGCAGACTGCACTTCACACTTGATTTTGTACCATGTGTCCAGCGGGGAATACATCAGGTAAAGCGGGCCTTTTGTCACGAACGAAATAAACGCCTGATACCGGGAATAGTCGAAGAATATCATTTCGCCTGTCACGGCATACTGGTTAAGGAATTCATCCGATACCAGCCATGCGCTTCCGGCTTGGATGGTGGAGTAGGTTTTGCCAAAGCCTAATCCACCCGGCGCATTGAAGTACGCCGTTTTGTCCATCAAATCCCATTCGGCGCCGACACCGTTCTTGAGCTTAAATTTTCTCATCAGTAAGCCCTCCCAAGCGCACGGTTGACCGCCTGTACCAAGTTCCTTGCGGCAGCTTCACCGGCTGCGTTATCGTAGCCGTTAAATGTGTTGTTCATTTCGATGGTAATTCCACCACGCTCATTTCCGTTCAGCGGCATTACATGGGCACGCCCACCGGCCATGGTAAGCAGCTCCGGCCCGGCTTCGCCGACGATTGCGCTGCCGGAGGACAAAACTCCGCCCTTGGCAAGATAAGCAATTTTTCCGATGGTCGGAATATTAAATCCGAGGGACTTACCGCCCAAAACAGGAACCCAGTCAGGGACATCAAAGTGGATCTTATTCAGACCGTTTATCATCCAGTTGATTGCGTCAATGACCATGTTGATTAGTGCAATGATGCCGTTAAGGGGCGCTTTTGCAATGGCAACAAGCGCCGTAAAGATGCCCTTAAAGATTTCCTGAACACCTGTCCATGCTCTTTCCCAGTCCCCCGTGAATACGCCGCGGATGAAATCGATAATACCGTCAAAAACGGCCTTTATGGAATCCCAAATGGATTTTACCGTTGCGAAGAAGAAATTTAAGATTTCCCCCAATACCCCAAACGATTCCGACCAGTCAGTCGTAAATACGCCCTGCAAGAAATCATCCACACGCTGGAGAATGGCTTGTATCTCGTCTCCCTTCGTTGCAATCAGAGCAACAAGTCCTACAATGGCCGCTATGAGCAGCACGATAGGATTTGCAATTATGAAATTTATGGCCGTTATCAGCGCCGGGATAACCGTTCCAGTTGTAAAACTGATGGCTCCGGTAATTCCTGAAATAATACCTGCAATCGGCGAAATCGCCGCAATAAGACCGCCGACAATAAGGATCGTCTTTTTGACCCCATCGTCGAGGTTTGAAAACCAATCGATTGCATTTTGAATCCCTGCGACGATTTTATTGATAATCGGCAGCAGGATATCGCCAATGGAAATTGCAAGATTATTAAGGCCGTTTTTGAGTATTTTCATCTGGCTTTCGGTGGTTGCGTATCTTTTGCTTGCCTCGTTGGAGAGGGCAATATTTTCGTCCCATGCAGTATTTGCGGTTGTAACAGCATCGCCCAATACATCGGACGCAAGGGCTAACGCGCGAAGCATATTAGACTGGCGAATCCCGGAGAGCCCCAATTCATCCAATACGGAGATTGTGTCCTCTCCATTTTCGTTCATCTTCCCAAGCCCGCCGATGAAAGCACTGATTGCGTCTATCGGTTCATTGCCCCACATATCTGCGAATTTAGAAGCAGATACACCAGCGATCTTTGCGAATGTTTCAAGATCATCACCGCCAGCAGACACGGCCTTGCTTATTGCGGTCATTGTTTGGGTCATTGCCGTACCGCCTGCCTCTGCGTTGATGCCAACCGAGGACATTGCGGTGGACAATGCAAGGATATCCTGTTCGGACAACCCGGCAACTGTACCAGCAGACGCAAGGCGTGTAGCCATCTCAACAATATCGCGCTCTGTTGTGGCAAAGTTATTGCCAAGGTCAACAATGGTACTGCCGAGTTTGGAGTATTCATCAGCGGTCGTTCCTGTAATGTTGGCAAATTTGGCAAGTGCAGAGGCAGCTTCATCAGCGGAAAGGTTTGTTGCTTCGCCCAAGTCGATCATAACGCGGGTAAAGTCAAGTACATCGTCGGTGGCAATACCCAACTGTCCAGCAGCTTCCGCAACCGCCGCAATCTCCGTAGTGGACGCAGGAATTTCTTCTGCCATGTCCAATATGCCCTGCCGGAGTGCCACAAGCTGCTCTGTAGTGCCGTCTACTGTTTTTTCAACGCCAGCAAAGGCGCTTTCAAATTTTACAGCCGCTTTTGTGGCTGCCACTCCTGCTCCTGCAAAGGCCAAAGATGCCGGCGCAAACTTCTTTGCAATGTTCCCAGACTTTTCTGCTATTTCGCCGGTAACCGCTGAAACCTGTGCAAGTGCCGCACGACTCCTGGACGCTTCGGCCTGTAGGTCTTTCAGCTTTAGTTCGGCGCTGGTCAGTTCCCGGACTAACTCACGGTATTGTTTTTGGTTGATCTCCGTGCCGTCCGCCATTTCCTGATCCGCTTTCTTTTTGGCGTTTCGGAGGCTTTCAACCTTGTTTTCTGTATTTTTGATTTGTTCCCCGAGCAATTGCTCCTTTTGTTTGAGCAGGTCAATATTAGTCGGGTCGAGTTTCAGCAGGCGATTGACTTTATTAAGCTCCGATTGTGTCCCACGGATTTCGCTGTTCAGCGAGCTGATCGCTTTCGACAATCCCTTTGTATCGCCGCCGATTTCAACAACGATGCCTTTAACATTTTCAGCCAATCTTACCACCTCCTGCGAAGAAATCACGCAAGCCGCCGGGTCTGCCCTTTATGGCATACTGTTCTGCGTCGTTGGACTTTTCGATCATCAAATCATAGACCATTCCGCAGGTCATGTCCTCCAGCGCTTCATCGGATAACCCGAGTTCAGCGCAGCGGAGCATAAAGGTTGACCCGGTAGGCTCACGCACGGTTTGTTTTATTTTTTTTTTGGAACAGCGGTAGTCTTGTTGTTCAGACTCCAAAGCTCCAAAATAGCAGGGAGCACTTTATAGATGGAAAACATCTCAAACTGCTCCAGCCACTCGTCAACATTGTCCGGGATGGACCCGTCATATTGCCGAGCCATGATAAAAGCGACATCCTCAAAGATTTCAAGATCGCTTACGGAAAAAGATCCGTCCTCGGATGTCGCTGCCGTTTGTAGCTTTTGAAGGTCACGCACAATGTCCCGACCCACTTTGTGGCGGTAAATTCGTGGGGTAAGCGCATTAGCGCATAACCCTACGCTTTTTCCGTCGATCTCGATTACTTTGTTCATTTCAGCCTCCAGTCGCCGGGGTAAATACGGCGTTGTACCAGCCGTTCACGGTCGCCTCCGGGGTCTCCGCCGTAGTGTAGGCAAGGGAGTTGCCATTGGCCAGCGGGGAAGCAGTGATGCTGACGGTCTGCGTCTGCGGCTCAACGCTCTCGGTCGTGGTGTTCAGCTCACGAGTGGGGCGGGTGCAGGTGCAGTTATAAAGAACAAACTTCGTTCCATTCACATCGCCCTCCTCTTGGAACAGCAGGGCGAAGGACTTGGGCTGAATGTTCGCATTCTCGATCATCACCTTGCTGGTGGTGTCAAGAGTGTACCCGAAAACATCCTTGAGGAATGCTTCGGGGAAAACGGCGACTTCGAGATCGCCGGTGTAGCCGCTGTTCGCAACAGCCACAAAATACTGAATATTGTCCGCATAAAACGGTGTGGTATCGCCGGAAGGCTCCAAAGAAAGGCTAACTGCGCCGGGGATGGCTACGGGAGTGCCGTAGGTGTTATTTTCCCCGTCGAGGATAGCGTAATGGACATTCGAGATACCGAATTTAACTTTATCAGCCATTTTTACACCTCGATTTCATAAACTACTTGGTTACACTGTTGATCCTCAATGTAACTTTCGGACTTTTGCCAAAACAGAGAGGACAAAGCCTGTTCGACTTTGCCCTCTGCTGTTAGGTCTTTATCTTTTGTGTAAAGCTCAACCTGTATATGGTTGATGGGGTGATACACCACATTGTCAGCGCCAAAATTATTGGAGTAGGAGACGCGATAGAGGATATACGGTAACTTTTGCGGCTTATTGAAGTAACCGTAAGCTACGGGCATCCTCGTCTGTTTTAACAGGGAATTGACATCTTGCAGTGTCATCCTTTCTTAATCACCACCTTTACACGAGTTAATAGTTTCTGCTCTGCCTTTTGCTCCGCTGGGCCGATGTGGGGGAATGGGCGGGCAGAGCCTTTTGCGGTTCCGCCTGGGCCTGCGTGACCATGTTCCAGCAAGTGCGTGAGCTGGTAATCCGTTTTGTTGAAAATTCGCATACGGATATCGCTGTAGCTCTCATATGCGACCTTGTCACGCCAACCGGCCTTATAATCGCCGGTCTGTACCGGGCTGCCGGTCACAATGTCTTGGCGGCATTCCTTTGCCACCTGCCGAACCTCTTTTTTTACGCCATCCGTAACGGCCTGGTCATAGTTTTTCAGTTCGGACAGGATTGCCGTTGCCAACTCATCCGGTCTAACCGTTTTCGACATCGTTGCCCACCTTTTCCTCAAGGTACAACTCTATTTCATCGCTGCCTGTTGCAAAATAGGTGCGATAAATGGAATAGCGTGTGCCGCGCCACTCGGCTAATTTCTGCCCAGCATAGTTGGCGATAGGAGTAACCGCCACAAGGGACGGCTGCAAGCCGTTTTGACCGGCGGAATAGAACTCCGCCCGTGTAGCGGACTGCAGCCGCGCCCAGACCTGTGTTGTGGTTTCTGTGGCAATCTGTACCCCGATATCGTTCTGCTCAAAGGTTTGGGAGATTAATGTAATGAGATCATCCAAATCAATCACCCACCTTTTGCTCAAACAGCCGGTTGTTGAGTGCCCACCGGAGCATCCGGGGCATTGCTACGACCTTTTCCCGGCGTTGCCGGTAAAGGTAGGCGGCGTACATCTCCACCAGCATAGCATCACCGGTGCTGGTGGAAAGTACGATTCCCTCGGTAGCGATATACTCCTTGGCAGACGCGATCAACGCCGACAGGTAATCGTCAAGCGCTGTTGTGGAAAGTTGCAAATCAACCTTCAAGATCACGAGGATATCAGCGTCTGTCATGCTTTAACCCCCTTTTAGGAAGCCTTGGTTACATTGACTGTGTAAACAACGGTCTCGTTGCCATTCTTGACAGTAACGGTCAGAGGATGGGCAGCGCCATCAGCCAGCCAGGTAACAGAGCCGCCGTTCTTCACATTGGCGTTGTTGTAGGCAATAGCGACCTGCGCACCGGCAACCTCGGTAGTGGCGTTTACTGCAGCAGTCGCAGCGGAAGCGGTAGCGGTGTAGCTCAGCACATCGCCATCAAAAGCAGGGCTGAGGGACAGGTTTCCAACGGTCAGAGCGGACAGCTTGGCGTTGTTGGCGGTATCAGCCGCAAAGGTCATGGAGGTGGTTACGGAAGCGCCGTTAATGTTGATCGCCACAAAAGCGCCGGGGATAACGGGCATACCGTCAGCACGCTCTTTGCCGCGGAATACGGTGTTGTCCTGAATGAACTGAACCTCGCGGGATGCTTCGATGGTCATGCCGGAGCGCTGCGCCCACAGGTACAGGTCGCCATAGCCGCCAACGATGTCGCCATCGGGGATAAATTCGAGGATTTCCACATCACCGCCGATGATGGGCATGGTCATACCGTCAAAGGTGACATACCGGCCCAAAGCGGTAGCAAGGATTGCCTTGGACTGCAGAGTAGCCAGGGTCTTGCTATTCATAGCCCAGAAGCGCTCGCCGCGGGAATAGCGGGTGAAGGTGTTACCAGCAGCAACAGCCAGCGCAGCCCAGAAAGCCTCGCCGGTGGAAGCGGTGGGAATGGTGATGATGTTGGAGGTGTGCAGGTCAACCCAAGCAGGAGCATTGGCCGGGTAATCGCTGGGTTTGCTCTCCTGCGCCAGACGCGTCACAATACCGAGAGGCATCTTCTGACCAGCGCCCTTGCCGTACAGGATGGCCTTATCCTTGGCAAGGCCGATAGCCTCGGAAAGCATCTCGACGATCCAGGAGGCGAGGTTTACATCGTTATCCTCCAGCAGGGAATTACAAACAGGAACATAACCGGCAACCTTGAAGCCGTCAAGAGTGATCTGGTTAAAACTGAAGGTCAGCTCATTGATGGCGCCGCACATTTCAGTCCAAACGGCCTCGGGGACAGTACCGGCAATGGTCTGACGGGCTTCGCCATTGACATTGCGGATGCGGACCCGACGCATCAGTTTGGAGTAGCGATACATATTCTCGGCAATGAGGTCGAGGAATACAACAGGGATGGTCAGCTCACCACCGGTGATATCTCTCTTGCTGCGGGCAGCGTTACGAAGCTCCGCAAAGAAGGTCTGCACATCGGGCTGGGCTACGATAGCGTCACGCTGCTCTTTGGGAAGAGCGTCAAAGGCGCGCACATTCATGGGGAGGGAGCGAATGTTGATGGTATTCATGGTAAAATCATTCCTTTCGTCTTTCTTTTCTGCTTTGGGTTCAGCCTTGGGAGGATCCTTTTCGGCATTTTCCAAATCTTCCTCAAGGCCCTTGATTTCTGCGGACAGTTTTTCTTTTTCGGCGTTGTGGGCATCCTGTTCCTCGGTAAATTTGTTCATGGCGTCCTCAACAGCCTGCTGCTCCTCATCGGTGGTAGCTTCGCCGATTGCTTTTTCGATTTCAGCGGAGCGTGTTGCAAATTCTGCGTCTTTAGCTACCAGTGCCTCAAAAGCTGCTCTTTTCAGTTCCAGCTTTTTGGCAATCATAATGGATTTCAGTGCCATGTCAGCACTCCTTTCTTAGCTTTTTGAGGGCTTCGGCCCTCCATTGGTCGAGCTTGCGCTCGTTGATCTTTTCAAGGTCTTTTTTCCGAGCCTCTACCATGGTGTCCTCGTAGGCCGGGAAGGTAACGACCGATACCTCATACAGTTTGACTTTGCGAATAGTCCACACGGTTGTGCCATCTGGCCGGATTTCGGTTTCCTCGTCAAGGATGTCAAAGCCGAAAGAACATTGGGAAACATCCCCACGCTTTACGCGCTCATAGGCGTTCATGGCATCCTGATCCGCTTGATTAATGAGGATGGACCCCCAAAGGCCCAAATCGTCAATGCGGAGGGTCAGTGTACCAGCTGTTGTTCTGCCAAGCACGATTGTGGTATCATGGTTAACCAGCGCCCGAATATCATCACCGAGGGTACCATCAAAGGCTCCTCGGTCAATGCGCTCGATGGCTTTATCCCACATCCGGTATTCGCCGGTAAAGGTGGCGAAATAGCCCTCAATGTAGAGGTTTCCATCAGCAGCGCGGGTTTTGAAGTCGCCACTGCGGCTGATTGCCTGTCTTGCTCCTACCATTTACTCACCTCCTCCGTTTAGTTTTTTCTGATCGCCAAGGCGGTCCGCGGGAATGTAGTTTTCAAGGGCCAAAAGCTCATCCATTCCCTCGTGCGGAGTAAGCCCAACCCAACTGCGCCACTCGTTCCGTGTCATTGCCATGCGGTCAACCATTTCCGCACCAGCTTTGATGGTTTCCTCCAAGGAATAGTTGTAGAGGGAGCGGACATTGAAGCGGAAAAAGTAATCCGGAGATACGAGCAGCTTTCGGCTAAACTCCTGCTCCAAAATCTGTGCAATCGGCATGATACGGGAAGAAATAAAGTTGTTCCATTCGTCTCGCTTGAACTCGCCAACGCCCAAAACAAAAGGCGGCACGCCAAGAATGGTTGCCACCGTCGTTTTATCCAGTTTTACGAAGTCTGCCAGCGCAAGATCAGATAGAGTAAGGGGCCTTACCTGTTCCACCGAGAATTGCTCGGCAGGAATCAGCCAAGGTTCCCCGGCTTTATTGCTTGCAACAAAATCGCCAAGGAGCTTTGCACGCCCCTCCGGGTCAGAAAACTCGTCCGTCAGCGAATCCACCTTCACGATAAGAGACGGTTTCCATTCACTGGCCATAAAACCATTTTCTGTTTTCGCCGCTTGCTTTAGGTTATTTGCCACATCAGCCAGCGCAATGCTGTACCCAGTGCCTTGCCATGGGTAGTAATTGCTCGGATTTATGGCAAAATGCAGCACATCCTCCGGGTCATAGGGTTTCCCAGATATGTCGATGCTATAATACCGTTCCCCATTCGGTACAAATGCTACAAACGCAGCCGGAATCGGGTCAAGCCGCCGGAGCAGCCCCTTCCGTGTCTTTGGGAGCACTACAGCGTTCCCCCGGCCATCCAGCAGCATTGTTTTGATGATCCACTGGATAAAGTTTGACCGGCCCATGTAACTGTTCGGCTCGATATCAACCACACGAGACAGCCCATTTTTAACCCGGATATCTCCACTATCGGTGTTTTGCATCAGATAGATTGTCATACTTCCAATTAAAGACGCAATCCTATCAACAGCGGCACAGATTTCCGGGTTGTGCGCAAGGTCTGTATAGCCGGAACAGGTTAGGTCTTTCCAACCGGTTCCATCACACAGGCATACAGCGCTCCGCGTTTGGGGCTTATCCCGAGAGCGGAAGCGCTCAAAAAAATTTGCTATGCTCATTTATCACCCCACCATTTCTTTCCTGCTTTAGATTTATCCAAAGCCTCCAAGTACCGCACCGTGGCGAATACGGAGGCATCGAACACATCAATTCGGTTTGTCGGTCTTACCTTGTCGTACTGGATCATGTCGTCTGTCTTTTCGACGGCCGAGACATTCCCAACACAATACTCATATGCTTCGGAATGCATATAGTACAGCGTCCCATTTTTGGCGCTCTGCTCGATATGCCGGAAACCTTCTGATTTCCTGTAAAAATACTGCGGTTGGTCGATAATGTTAAACCCAGCCGATTTCATGCCAATGAAATACTCTCGGCAGAATTTACGGTCATGCCCCACCTGTCGTATTCGGAAACCGCGCTTTCGCATTGTAACAAACCAGTTGACAACATCGGCGTGGTTTACGGTTGGACTGTTGCACATGGTCAAAAGTCCATCATCGGCCCAGCCGAAAAGCGGTATACCATCCTCGTCGGCCTTAACATGAGCCTGCACCACAGGGAACCAAGCGTGACTGATGATGATATCCACGCCTTTGTAATTTCCAAAAAGCGCAGCCGCCGTTAGGTCGTGCATTTTTGAGAGGTCTGCACCACCGTACCAGTCTATTGGGAGCTTGGAAAGCTCGTCCAGCGTCCAGTTGTATTTTTCATCGCTTCGCCGGAATTCGTCGAGGTTGAAATAGGACTTGATAGCCCCGGTATAGACATTGAGAGACTTTGCGAAGAAATCTTTCCGCTGCTGCGGGTCATTCTGCGCCTGCAAGCTATCGTTTAGAATTTCCTCCGGCCGGATGGAAACGCCATAGGCCGGATTGGCCATCTCATGTACCAGGGGATTGGTATAGTCGATATTTCCCTCCTCATCCGGATTGGCGCAGCACATAAAGATAAAATATTGTTCGTCCTTGATGGTGCCATCCAGCACCTTTCGGCAGTATTGCAGCCGCTGCCCAAGGAAGCCCTGTTCGTTATCGCCAGCCGTGGAAATACCTATCAGCAGCTTGTTGGTGTAGGCTTTCATGGCTTCCTTAAAAAGGTTGTACTGCTTAGGCTTGGTAAAAGCGTGGATTTCATCGCAGATCGCAATATTGCAGTTAAGAGAATCCTGCGCATCCGGGTTTGCAGCCAGAGCGCGGATAAAAAACGAGCCGTCTGGAAGCTCTGCCTCCATTGAGTGCTCGTTGTTGTTGTCAATGATCTTTACACCGCCGCCATGCTTCTCGTCCTCGCCCATAAGCCGGATGTTATAATCCAGAAAATTAAAGCTTTCAAGGGACTGCATCAGAGCCGCGGCCGATATGTAGGTTTTGGAACCGCTGCGCCGGTACCACAGGGAAAGCGCCCATGCGAGGGAAGCGGCAAAACTGGTTTTGATGTTCTTTCGCGGGATAAAAATAAGGGCTTCATGAAACCGCACCACATCGGTGCCTTTCAACTTAAACCCAAGAAGATTGTATATGATGAATTTGTGAAACGGCTCCAACAGGAACGGCTTTCCCCGGAGCGGTGTACCGTCCAGCTTTTCCCCCTGCTGGTGGCATAGGGTCTTTTCGATGATTTGAATACAGAACTCCGGCCCTTTCGGCGCGAAATCGTACTCGTCATTATCGAGGTCAGCAAAGAAACGGTCAACAGCCTGCCGCAATTCCTTGCAAGCGACCTTTCTCCCGTCTCTGATGCTTTCGGCATACTCAAGGACTACGGGCCAGTTCTTACCATTAATCTGTCTCAAGGCTGGCAAGAGCAGCGGCAAGGCCGCCCTTTTCCTCCTTTTCCTTCACTCCGCCGGTCATTTTGCGGAAACTCGATGGAGTAAGCCCCAATTCGCGCCAGTATGCCAGTGCGCTCTTGTTGAGGTCGTCCCACAGAACCAACAGAGGGTTTTTTACCATGTTTGTGGCGTTCCCTTTGTTGGTATATTCGATGACGGACTTACCGCCGGACTTTTTGAACTCGGCCTTGGTCTTATCCCGCTGTTCCAGTATCTCTGCAAGCGTTTCTACCGCAGATTGATAAGATGGGTCGGCCGTACCGAGTTTTTCCATCTGTTTTCCGATAGTTTCAACCCATTTTTCCTTTGTCATGGCTTCCCCTTTCTCAAAAATATACCGTAGAGTTGGAAAAAGTTCCCC